CCAAAAGAAGTAGACAGACTTATAAAAAAATTGGCACACGTACTTCACAAAGAGGAGGAATAAAAGTCGAGCATGGGAAAATAAGAGGGGTTAAATACTTCGTTTACGAATCAAGAGAAGAATTTAAAAAGGAACTAGGGCTTCCTATTAAATATTGGAAAGATTCACCTGAAGAGGGAGACTGGGTGGAATCTGATGATGGAGGCATAGTTCAGATATTAAAAGTTGGGAAAATTAAGCATCCTAACGACAGAAAGAATTATAAGGCTAATGATTGCTATGTACGAACAATTGTAGGTACATTCCTTGTTAATGACAAGTCTAAAATGGATACGGATTTTAACCAACATCCTAATCGGTATACTTTTTCCAAGAAACTGAAGTATGCATCCGATAATTTTAATTCCAGAAAAAAAATTACAAGTAAAGAAAGAGTGTTTACGACTCATGTTATTACAGGTACACCTGCTGTAGATGCTGCTAAGAACGCATACAATCTGGATGATTTTCAAAAAGCAAAGAGTAAGGCAATTGTTTTACTTAAACAGGAGAGAATTATGAGTGAAATAGAAAGGGGGGTAAATGATATAGCCAAGTCTTTAGGTATAAATCATGAATATATCCTCCATAAACTTAAACATTTAGCTGATAGAAGTGATGATGATAATATTATATTACAATCTGCTAAAGAACTTGGTAAAATTATAGGTACAATAGGTAATATTAAGAAAGATGTCGGAGTTGTGGGACTATTTAAAGGCTTTTCTCGTGAGCAACTAGAGGCGACTAACCAACAAATAGCTGATAAATCTTTGGAGATACAAAATGGAAACAAAGAAGAATCAATCTAAATTTGACATAAATGATTATAAAAAGGGTGCAGAGTTGGCTGAACTTTACACCACAAGATATGCCGCTGAGGTTATGGGTGTACATCCAAGAACAATCAGAAAATGGAAGGGGAGAGTAAAGCAACAAAAGATAGAAGAAGATTTTTCTGTTGAGGATTACTCTACGGGGAATGAGCCTATAGGTGATTTAATTGAAAATAGAATAAGAAAGTTTGATTTAAGGAGCAAAGCCACAAGTGATGAAATATTACTTAATGTTAAGATCAATATAGATGGTCCAATAGGGATTGCTCATTTTGGCGATCCTCATATAGATGATGATGGTACTAATATTGCTCAATTATTGATGCACGCAGATTTAATACAAAATGCTGAGGCTATGTTTGGGGGTAATATAGGTGATAATCAAAATAACTGGATTGGAAGATTGGCAAGGTTATATGGTGAACAATCTACTTCAGCTAGAGAATCTTGGAGATTAACTGAGCATTTTATCACAAAAGTTGATTGGTTATATTTAGTTGGTGGAAATCATGACGCTTGGACTGGTCCAGGTGACCCATTAGAGTGGATGACCAGTCAAAAGAATGGTATTTTTAATAAAAATGGCGTAAGGATGAATTTAATTTTCCCTAATAAGAAGGAAGTGAGGCTGAATGCAAGGCATACTTTTGCAGGACATTCAATGTGGAATACAGCTCATGGATTAGTTAAAGCAATACAAATGGGGTGGAGAGATCACATATTAACTGCTGGACATACTCATGTTAGTGGCTATCAAGTTCTCAAGTGTCCTGCTACTGGATTAATATCCCATGCATTGAGAATTGCTTCTTATAAGGAGATTGATAGATATGCTGCAGAAAAGGGATTACCTGACCAAAATGTATTTAAATGTCCAGTGACAATTATTGATCCCCAGTATGCCGATAACGATAATAGATTAATTACTACAATTTTTGACCCAGAAGAGGGTTGTGATTACTTAGCATGGAAGAGAAGAAAGAAGTAAACATTAATTTAAGGGATGTGTCTAAGGCAGAAGAAGTCTTAGAATTAGCTAGACATTCTCTTGTAGCTTTTGGCAAACTGTTTTTGCCTGGAGACTTTGGTAAGTCAAAATCCCCTCCATTTCATTATGAGATAGCTGATGCATTATTAGAAAATACAACTAAAAGTCTTGCCTTAATTCTACCTAGGGGAAGTGGTAAGACGCAACTGTTCAAAACCTTCCTTATGCACAGAATTCTTTTTAAAGACCCTGATGAACTTATGTTTATGGCTTGGGTATCTGATAACCATAGGAAATCTGTTCTAAATCTTCAATATCTTAAACAACATTTTCAAACCAATGATATGATACATTATTATTTTGGTAATGTAGAGGGTGTAAAATGGACAGAAACTGATATTGTTACCTCTACCAAGGCTAAATTGATCTCAAGGTCTAATCTTTCTAGTGTTCGTGGTGAAAATTATCTTGGAAAGAGATATGATGTTGTGGCTGTTGATGATGCAGAGAGTGAAACTAATACTGTGACTCAAGATGCTAGGGAGAAAATTAAGAATATTATATATAATGGTGTCAAACCTGCTTTAGACATAAACACTGGAAGGCTTATCTTTGCTGGTACTCCTGTTCATTTTGATAGTCTCTGCCAGAATATATATGATGGATATCAGAAAGCTAAAGATAAATCAAAGTACACTTGGGATGTTATTACATATAGGTCTACACAACCAGAAATGCCTGGGGGAGTATTGTGGCATTCTTATATGCCGAGAAAGAAATTAGATACTCTAAAAAGGGAGTATGCTGAGGCAGGTAGGCAACAGGGATATTATCAAGAGTATGAATTAGAAGTACAGAATGTTGACGATGCTTTATGGGGACAGAATTATATTAAGGAGTGGAAGGGGTATTATTTATATGAGGATGACATTAGTTATTTATTTATTAATAAAGAGAAAGTTCCTGTCAATACTTTTATTGGATGTGATCCAGCTACGGATATTGATACTAGAGATTCAGATTTTAGCGTTATTATGGTTGTTGCTGTCGATCCAGAGAATAATGCCTACGTTCTTGAGTACGAGAGGCATAGATCAATTCCAACTGTTGGTCCAAGAGGTACGGATGACAAATTAACTGGGAAAAAAGGTGTTGTTGATTATATTATGGAATTACATGAGAAATATCATTGTCGTTCAAGTACAGTTGAAGATGTGGCAATGAACCGATCGGTGTTTCAGGCATTAAATGAGAGACGCAGAATCGAAAATAAGTTTGAAGTTGCAGTGATACCTGAGAAGCCAGGAGGTCAACAGAAAAGAAATAAGATTTATTCAGGTTTATCTGGCAGATTTAGCACAGGAACGGTATATTTAAGAGACAATATGTTCGATTTAATGCACGAAATCGTTACATTTGGGTCAAAAATGGCACATGATGATACAATTGAGACACTTTTTTATGCACTTTTGCACGCTTACCCTCCAAATATGAAGCCAAAAGGTGAGGGAAAGGAAAGAAAGTGGTTTAAACCAAAAAGAAAGGCAAAGCCTTGGATGGTGGCATAAATGAATAGAATTTTAAAAGATAGCGAAGTCTGATGGCTAAAGTAAAAACAGCCGAAAGAATACACGATGTATGGAGATCAGCGAATAGCCAAGAGAGAATTAAATGGCAAGTGGACAGTCAAAGAGGATATGATTTTTATCTTAATGAACAATTAACGAAGTCGGAGAAAGATGCTTTAGAAGAATCTGGGATGCCCACATTCATGATTAACAGAATTACTCCCATTATTGAGATAATGAAGTATTTTGTTACAGCGAACAATCCTAGATGGAAGGCTGTTGCTGTAGAAGGTAGCGATACAAATATTGCACAAATTCATAGTGATATATCTGATTACTGTTGGGGTATATCAAATGGGAAATCAGTATATGGAAGTGTGATTTTAGATTGTCTTGCAAAAGGCATAGGATATTTCTTTGTAGATGTTGATACTGACCTTGACAATGGAAGGGGAGATGTAATATTTAAAAGAATAGACCCTTATGATGTTTATCCTGATCCAATGAGTAGGGATTTTCTCTTGAGGGATGCTTCTTTTATTCTAGTAAAGAAAATGGTTTCACGAAGGCAGCTGAATCAAATGTTCCCAGAGCATAAGAGGAAGATAAAGAAAGCATCAATGCAGGGTGGGGGAGATGTTTATTCTCAGGCTGACCGTGGAGAAGCTGATGCTATAATTCCTGAGGATATTATAACTGCTGTAGACGAGCATGGTGAGAAGGATGATATTCTTGATTACTATGAATGTTATGAGAAGACCAGAGTTGCTCATTACAATTTAACTATTAGTGTTTATCCTTCTAAAGATGATATTAAAAAAGTTAAACAAATAGGGGAAAGACAACTTAAAGAATATATTGAGGAACTCTCCGTTTCGACTAAAGAGAAGGTTCTTCAAATAGAAACAGCTTTTGAATCAGGTGAGATGATAGAAGATAGAGCTGCTTTAGAGATAAAGAAAGCTGAAGAAGCCCTTCAAGCTGGTATTAAAAGGAAAAAAGCGGAACTTGATTATGCTACTCAAGAGGAACTTAATAGGACAGAGCAAAAGGTTGTAACTGAAGAAGACTACAAAATTCTTATACAAAATAAGGATGTAGTAAAAACAATAATAGATGCATCTTTATTTCATGAGAGAAGAGTAAAGGTATCTTGTACTGTTGGTAGTGATATAACTCTATATGAATATATTCTTCCAATTTCTGATTATCCTATAATCCCCATTCCTTATATGTATACGGGGACTCCATTCCCCATGAGTGCTGTTATTCCCATGGTTGGGAAGCAACAAGAAATTAATAAAGCTCATCAAGTAATGTTGCATAATGCTAACCTTGCTTCTAATTTAAGATGGTTATATGAGGAGGGAAGTGTTCCAGAAGATGAGTGGGAACAATATTCTTCTGCCCCAGGCGCATTATTAAAATATCGACCTGGATTTACTCCTCCAACACCAGTCCTGCCAGCTGCTATTAACAATGCTTTTTATACAGTTACGCAAGAAGGTAAAGGGGATATGGAATATATTGCTGGTATTCCTAGTGCGATGATGGGTTTTGTACAGGAACAAGCAGAAACATATAGAGGTTTACTTGCGAATGATG